GAGATCGGATTCGCCTGTTGCGTTGAGACCACCGGGTGCCTGCCCTAGGAATCGTGTTGCCGGGATATCTGATGCAGCGCTGAGGACTTGGAGGAAGGCCATGAGCAGTTCTGGCACGCTACCAAACGAGGCAGCGCTCTGAGTGATCTGGACCTGCTCCTTGTCAATCATGGCGGCACGGTAAACACTGATTGAGTTGACAATCTCCTTCAACTCAGCCATCCGCTCGAGGCCCGGGTTGGTCGAGGTCAGATCCTGGAGCTGGGAAACCGCCATAATGAGGGCATTGTTGGTCTGGATCAGCTGGTAGGCCGCTTGCCTGGACCCCACAGCCTTGATGATATCGTCCCAGATCGGCGCGAGTTTCGACGGTCCGAAGCCTCCCAGGTTGGAGCGGAAGTTGGTCAAGGCGTAATCGTAGGGGTCGAACAGGGGTTCCCCATCCCAGACAAGGCAGCGGGAGGCATCAATCTCCTGACCGTTGATGAGATACTTGTCTGGACGCATGTAGTGCTCAGACAGCGGATCGGTGCACCACGTCAGCCTGGCAATCCTTGACAGAGGGATTGAGTTGAGGAACTTGAGGTCGGCCTTTGCTCTGTGGGGAACGTACGGGATACTGGGGTCATCAGTATTATCCTCAAGGCCGAGGAAGGTCAAGCAGCCACCCAGGAGCCGCTCCAACATGAGCGAGCGCTTGAGCTGGTCTGTGAACCGGATTTGGTTCAACTTGTTCAGGATGTTGCGCGCAGCTTTCTCCTCGAGGCCTTCAACTGTCCAAGACTTCCGGAGAGCATCCTCGACTGGAATGCGTATGATCTTTCTCGCTTCCCATGACGTCTCGTAGATCTGACAGTAGCTTCTCCAACGGTACACGTAGTCGTTGGAGTTGTAGGGGTTGCTATCCGACATGGCAACCACCTGATTCCCACCTCGGTCTCCACTCCCGAGCGCCCCACTCCCCATGAACGATGAGTTGATAATCTGCATCCCGGTTCTGGAGTCGGTGGTCCTAGCCGAGGCTGTCCCGTGAGTCTGGTCGTATGAGTTTGTAATCCTGCCCGCTAGATCGGCCATGCTATTATTTCCCCTCGTCGGGTTATTTTAAAAAGCCTTCCCCGCTTCCGGAGGTAGTCGCCAGCGGAGAGGCATTACAACTATTTGCCGGAAAGCTTAATCCCCACCTTCTCCAGCTTGTTCTGGATGACGGTAAGTCCCCGGGCACGACCGTTGGAAAAAGAAGATCCTTTCAACTTCTCCCGCGCAGCATCGTTGTCCGAGGCTATTTTGTTCAGCCGGTCGGCCTTGTGCTGGGCGGTCACCTTGTCATCGTACAGTCCCGCATTCTTCTTCCCATCCGTAACCAGAAACCCACCATTATGATCTTCGACTTTGTACATTTTGTTCTCCATTATTATCGAGCTACTTCACAAACCAACCCACCAATAACCACCAACGGAATCGTGACAGGTGTCATCGTAATGTTACAGATCACCCCTGACGATACGATCACCACGATCATAATGTCACCACCGCAGGGTTCACAACCACTCCTCCCTGGACCTCTAGGATGATGGATAAATCATCCGAGGTCATCTTGATCCCCCATACATGTTGGATGGTCAGGAACGTTGAAGGCTGCAACAACGCCGTCGCCGTATGACCCAACGAGAACACAATCACCCCTGTCAACGGAAGGGGGACCGTGCAGGTCAAAGTTCCGACCAGTACACCCTGGACAGTCTTCATCTGACCGACGACGGTGAATCCCGTCAGGTTGTAGGGAAGACCGGTGATCGGGTCTTTGATCGCCGCCGTCCCGGTAAGGTCTCGACCCTGGTCGACGTAGATGACGTTCTTGTTTTTCACTTCAGCGTAAGCATCTACATCCATCGGAGATACCTCGTATCAGGTTGGGAGAAGGCCGAGGGTCAGTTTGGTGAGCGCCTCGGCCTTCACACAGTGGTGCTGGTGGAGCTTGGTCATGAGACCCAGGTGCTGGCGCTGCAACCACCAGAAGTCTATCAGGGAGGGGAAGGGCAAGGTTATTTCTTTTTCTCGAAGTAGTCCTTCGTAGGCACGGCACGATATTTACCTTCCTTGAACTTAACTTCCCAGCCTTTACCCAAAGAGCGACATGCTGCTTCTGCTGCGCCTTGCGTGCTGTACTCGTGGTCTTCGAGGCCGTTACTCAACTTGATGCCAACCCTCACCCCAGCACGTGCAGCCATGTTCTGGATTGCGGTTTGGGCGCGGGAGCGGCCGTTGAGGAAGGAGGTGTTTTTGACTCCTCTCTCTTTTCGGTACAACTCTTGTGCGTTCACGTCTTGTTCTTTATTGTAACGCGCAACGAACGCATCGTGACGTACGGGATTGTAATCAGAGTACTTTTTCCGCAACATCTCTTTTTGTTTATCCCGCTCATCACCTCTCTGAACACCTACCCTTAACATTCCCATCTTCCCATCTCCCTCTTCAAGTTTTATTTACTTCACTTCAACATGGACATCCACGCTCGCCCCGGTATAAAGCGCACGCTGTCCGTTATCATAATCCGTCTGACCGACGGTCGTCTTCACATTGTAGCCTGTGACCTTCTGATTGGCGCAGCCTGCCATAACAATCAACCCTATCATCAACATAAATCTCATTCTAGTCAGCCTCCCGGCGTGTATCCGCATTCATCACATTCCAAGAAAGAGTTTTCGCACGGACCACAAGGTGAGCTGATGTGGCAGGAGCAATCACCATCGGCTACAAACTCCATCCTACCGTCACAGCATTCCGGGCAGTAGTCACCTTCCGTCAGTTCATCCATTATCAATTCTCCCATCTACAAGAAAAGACGTCCCCTTGGTAGAGAGCGTCTTCCTAAATTCCTGATATTCAATTAAAGGAGATTCCATTATACTACAAAGGCTCCCGTAATACAACGGAATTATTTGGTTATTTTATGGGGAAATTAGGGGGTAATCCCGGGCCTTCCCTGGCCCAATGTTTGGCCCGGGAAGGCCGGTAAAATCGATTTTACCAGGAGGTTCTTATAAAGGTCGGACCCTTTTATGGGCTTATATTAAATTCCAAAGGTATTGGGCCACGCCCGCCCCCTCGCTGCTGCCAAATAAGTTGAGCCATCGTGCACGCGTCCACCTGATCATCATTCAAGTGACTATCGTCTGCTGTGAAAGCTTCATGCTCATTCACAAACCCATCCACCCACTTATACAGCTTGAGATCGGGCAAGAAGATACGACCAGCGGCCACCGACGGGGTGCACTGGTTGGCTCGACCTACCTTATCGGGGGAAGTCTTGTCAGTCGGGCTCCACGGCCTGACCGGCACCCCTCCTTGACTCCTCATGGTCTGGACGAGAGATGTGCCGGATGCCTTATCCTCAATCCAGAACTCAGATGCCGGAGTTATCCCCGGAGTAGGGGTGGCGTGCTTCTGCCAGAAGGCTTTCGCATTGACCAAGAGCTCAGGGAATTCCCACTTCCCTTTCAACTGGTCGATCAGGTGCATCCCCTTGATACCTTCTATCCCCCAGCATTGGAATACTGACCAGTCGGCGGAGTCCTTTGCCTTGAATGCGGTATCTGCGGTAATGTACTTGAAGGTAAGCCGTGACTCCACCTCTTTGAGGTCTTGCCAATACTTCCACCACGCCCGCTTGAATATGGTCTGGGCGCTCTCCGACGGCTCTTGCATGTACTGGGACCAAAAGAGTTCGGGATTCGACTCCTTCATTTCAAGCAACGACTTGGCGCTGATCCTTTCCTCCCAGATGCTTTCGTTATTCTCATCAAGGGCGGGGATCTGGATTACAGTCCAAAGGTGACGTTCTTGTTGCAAGACGTAGCCGGCGGGGTCTTGAGGGTGAAGGCGCTGCATGACCAGAAGGATCGGGGTGTCGTCCCGGTTGCGCCTGGGCTTGAGAGTGTTCTCCAAGTAGGCCGTGCCGGCGAGCCGCTTTGCTGGGGATCTGGCGTCCTGAGCTTTGAGAGGGTCGTCGATGCTGATGCAGCCGCCGAACTCTTTACGCAGCTTGCCGGCACCGAAGCCGGTGATGCCTCCACCGGTACCGATGGCCTTTACGCTGCCGCCCTGGAGAGTGTGAAAGAAGTCGACTCGTCCGCCACCGGAGTCACCACGCATCTGGACGGTGGCCCCCCAGTCACTACGGATGATCGATCGATACCATTCGCTGGAGAGGGTGTTGCGGATGCAGATGCTGTTGGCGTCGGCCAAGTCGCTCGCGTAACTGGAGGTGATAAATTCGGAGTCTGGGAAGTAGCTCAAGGCCCACGGGATGAATGCCTTTGTCACCAGATCCGTTTTCCCACATCGGGGAGGCATCAGGATCATAAGATTGGGAGTAGGTAGAGTACCAAGGACCAACTTGGTCAGGGCATTGGCTATGGTATGATGGAAGGGTTTGATGATGCAGAGCTCTCGATCCTGCTGCCGCTGGATGCGCCAAAAGTCTATCAGGCTGATAAAGGTACTCATTCCGTTTCTAGAGCGACCCTCATTGCAAGGAGGGTTTCCTCGGCTCGGTCGTCGTTGTGGGTGATCATCTCGATCGGATCACCGTCGACCCCTGAGACCTCGACTGCACGACGTTTGCAATGCATATACTCGGAGACCTCTTTGAGGCAGGACTGGCGGGTCTTTTCGCTTACTGATATCTGGATATAGTCGTCGGCCAGTGGGTCGAAGGTGGGGATTGTCCCCTTCTTGGCTATCAATGCCATAGCTACGACTGGATCCCAATCTTCACCGCAAGCCGCAGCGATAGCGGCCTTGAGTTCGATTGTGCTCTTGTTGAGTGACCCTTTACCACGGCCACCGAATTTTTGTCCTTTGGGTACTGACATGGGTGGTATTATGAAGTATTTTATTTAGTTTATCAACTGAATTTTAAGTCAGGGTACTAAATACCCAAATACCCGACCCCTGGATACTAAATACGTGCCCCTTAAATTGCCCTTTAAAATTTTAACCTGGGTAACCTATTGAAAATATTGCCCAGAACTCGCCTTATTTATAAGGGACCAAGTACCACCAAAATAAATACATAAATCACAAAATATCCACTTTTTCCAAAACAATTAAGGCTGCAGGGAAGTCAAAATTAAAAAAAATTCCTCCTGGGATAGGAAGATCCTTAGACGTAATACTCCCAGAATACGACCCTATATTCTCATATTTAGCATAACGTATTGAAATCATTATTGCTAAATACATGAATCCGTAAATACCCATTTTCAATTAAATTAAGTCTTCCGGGAAGACTTAATTAAGTCCAAAATATTGACGATTCTTGTA